CCCGGAACTAAAAACTCCGGGGTTTTTCTTTGTCGTTAAATACCTGCAGAATGAATATATTATGCAGGACTCTTTTTGACTGTACATGCACTGGTACCACTGGTCACTTTCGCTCAAGTCAAGTGCCATACCCTGATCGTACAGGTAGATTGATTAACACCATTGCTGACTGGAATAGATCTAGAAATCAGCATCGCAACTGGGAAACCATCATGCAAATGATCAGTTTGCGAGCACAGCCTACTATTGTTCAAGAACCAGTGTGTGAAGAGGGTGTGTGGCAGTTTGAGTTTAGTGTAGAAACACCTGGCGTGTATTCCACTAACAACGATGTCAACAACCTTGACGGGTTATTAAACGAGTGTGCAGGTATACCAATGGTTGTGGGACTGGATGAATCTGCGCCAATTGAACCCAGTTTGACGGTGAATGGCCCAAATCAGAACTTGTGGTTCGAAACCATAAATAAATGACCGGGAGAAATAATGGCCGATACAACTGATATTGAAAAGAAAAGTCTTGAAGCACATGTGGAATTGTGTGCTGAGCGGTATCGCCTGCTAGAAGTTAAACTGGAATCAATGGACGAAAAGATTACTACTCTTTTTGGAGTAATTGCCGAACTGCGTGGCATGTTGCAAGCCACCACTACCAAAAACAACGATAGATTACTCAGTTGGGGAGTGGGCATAATTGCTACCCTTGTGGGTGCCCTAGGCTGGGCAGCAGCACATTTGATCAAACTATGACTCGAGAACAAAAATTAGAACGCTGGGCCGAGCGTGAAGTTCGTCGCAATATACACACAATGATTGTGAATGATGAGTCGGGTGGATATGTGGCATTTGGTCGGTATCATTTGCGTCCTGCAGATCAGTTGTTTGAAGTATACACACCAGGCGATAATTTAATAGGCATATTCAGCAACAAACGCACAGCAATCAGTTGGTGTGTGGCTGACAAACACAATCAACTTAGACTGGCACAAAGTATCAAAACTTTAGATACCAAAAAACAAACACTGTCAGCAGACATATACTGTAGACGACAAATGGCTGATCGCAGCCGAGACAATGGATTTAGCGAAGTAGTATTAACCAAGTTGCAACCCAAGGTTCAACAGCATACCTTGGTGGATCAGGAACTTGAAAAATGTTTAAATTCGGCTAAATATATACAACTTAGGGGATTCCAAAATGAAACTGCAAGAACTAGCGGCAATCAAGCCAACTAAACAAATAGCCCGTGTATTCGAAAGCTATTTTGGCTCACGCATGAAGTTTGACCAAATTACTGGCAAGCAAGCTCAACAGATGTTGAGCCGTGTGCGTGGCGTACTAGGCGAAACTCGTCGTCAACCTTCGTTCCATCAAAGCGAACGCAATCCAGCTTATCTCAAGCTGTTGATGATGGAACAGGCATTGACTGCTAGAGTAAAAGAAGACATGGCACCTGCTGCGCCAGCAGCTCCAGGCGCACCTGCTGCTCCAAATTTATCACAAGCCACTTCCACAGTAAAAGATCCAAAGCTAAAAGCCGCATTAGATAAAAGCACAAAAGGTCAGACTCTTACACCAGACGAACAAAAGATGGTTGCTGGTGCTGCCATGATGGCTGCTGAAAGCCGCCTGCGCCGTACTTACAAAATGTTAAAAGAATCAGAAGTGCAACAAGCCCAAGTGGTGTTGGCTGCACAAGACATGGTTGACAAGATGCAATCAATGTTGGAAGATGCCAGCGAAATGCAATTTAAAGAATTGCCTGCCTTGGTTGATTCAATCAAGAATCAAGTGGGTATTGATCAAGCCTCGCAATTTAATGCAGATGCTACCGCCGCACTTACTGGCCTGGTACAAAATTTACAAGGTGCCAAACAACAACTGGATCAAGCACTTGGCGTGGTAACTGGCGCAACCCCTCCACCTGACGCTGGTATGGCTGCCATGGGTGGTGCACCATCACCTGCTGGTGATATGGCCGCTGCCGGTATGGATGATCTAGACGCTGCTGCTAACATGGCTGGTGGCGAAATTGCACCTCCTCCTGAAGACCCTGCCGCAGTTCCCCCTGCCGCACTTGGCCGCGCTAAGAGATAATGCGGATTGACGAAGTTGAGTCCACAAATGCCGGAGCCGACCCTAACAAATTGGTAGGGTTGGTTAACTTCCTTGCAGGCCGAGCAGAGGATACCAATGCTCAAAAACAGATCAGTCAAGCTGCTTTTATATCAGCTGCTCAAAGCCTAGGTATTGCTATCACCAGTCAAAATCTTGGCGACGTCGTAAGCCAACCTCCACTAAGTGGTGTGCTAGAGCCGTTAGATCCAAATTCTGGCATGGTCACATTCAAAGGCGCTGATATTGGTCCAGAAAAGCTGTCAGTGCAACAAAGTCAACAAGTGGTAAACAAGATGGCCAAATCGGCCATGAAACGGCCAATGTGATCGAGTCAACTAATTGTTGACACAAGGCGTTAAATATAGTATACTATGCTGTAGGAGGCCCGTATGAAAAAACTCATTGCTCTCGCATTATTAACTTTGGCTGTGTCAGCTCAAGCACAACATCACCACCATCACAGACACGGTGGCGGAAACTGGATAGCACCAGTGATTGTTGGTGGGGTAATTGGTTATGCGTTGACACGCAACCACAACGAGCCTGTTTACAATTACGGATATGTTCCACCACCCGTAGTGGTTGTGCAACAGCCCCTGCGTTCTGTCTGCACACCGTGGTCTGAAACCCAATATGCAGATGGCACGGTCACTAGAACAAGAACTTGCCAATGAAACATTGGAAAGCCTACGTCAAATACACTGACAACATTGGTGTATTAAAACAGTATGTTGCCACAGTGGCAGCACAAAATCAGTTTGAGGCCATAAACAAGTTTAAACAGAAGTATGGGCCAGACTGCATGATAGGTTGGATACAGGAAACAAAATTATATGGCTTACAGTCAGCAGGTTATTGATCATTATGAGAACCCCAGGAATGTCGGCTCTTTTGATAAGAGTGATACTGATATTGGTACTGGCATGGTTGGCGCACCTGCCTGTGGAGATGTAATGAAACTACAAATCAAGGTCGAAGATGGCATCATTACGGACGCAAGGTTCAAAACATACGGATGCGGCAGTGCAATTGCCTCGAGTTCTCTCGTTACCGAGTGGGTTAAAGGGCGGACGCTTGACGAGGCGGCAGCTCTTAAAAATTCAGAAATTGCTCAAGAACTCGCGTTGCCACCTGTCAAAATCCATTGTTCAATCCTTGCTGAAGATGCCATTAAAGCCGCTGTAGAAGACTATCGTAAAAAGCATGATCTCTCTAACTGATCAGGCATACACCAAAGTAAAACGACTACTGCAAGCCAAAAACTATGCTGGCATTCGCCTTGGGGTAAAAACTACAGGTTGTTCAGGCCTGGCCTATGTGTTAGAATATGTACAAGAATACAAGCCTTCGGACTCTGACATCAATTATGCCCAACAAGACTTTGTGGTGCTGGTTGACAAAAAAAACGAAGTGTATCTGCAAGGCGTTACTGTAGACTATGTACGCCAGGGACTCAATGAAGGTTTTGAGTTTCGCAATCCCAATGAACGTGACCGATGTGGGTGCGGAGAAAGTTTTAGAGTATGATTCTTTTAAAGAGATTTTACGCCACACCGGACGGCAACAAATTTCCTAGCGTAACCACTATATTTTATGTTAGCTCCAATCTGCCGATTTGACAAGTCTTGGAACATTGCTTTATCTGGCAGTTCAAAACTGTTGATGTTTGATGCAAACAATATTTGCATAGATCTTAGATGGATCCTTAAAAAAGATTACACAATAGATAGCTTACCAATGGTAGAAGATCAACTGATCAAACACTACAATGGACACAATCTTTATTTTTATGCAATAGATGGCAATGACGTGTTGGCACCGGGACTTGTGGGCTGGATTCAACTGATTCAACGTGGGCTGAGTATACCCGACAATAAAATTAATTTTATAAGCGTAAGTCCTAGCTTATCGCAATGGCAGTGGATTCCATATCCATTGGATGCATTTGAAGATATTATTCTATATATAAAAGTCAATGATATAAACACAGATACAAGTTCGGCAAAATTTGTTGGCATATTAGCTGGCAGCCGATTTAGCGTTAGCAGACTCCGATTGGCATACAAGTTAGATCGTGCATTTCCTGCTGAAACGTTTATCACATTTCCTGCAAAAAGAGCACAAAGCATGTTGCACGACTGGGTATCAGAATATTATCAGACTGAGATTGATTGGATGTCTCAAAGAAAATTTGACAACGATTTAAACAATATAGACAGCATTGATTACAGACAAGGTGCGACCAACTATTCTAAAATATGGAATCAATTCCATATTGAAATTATAACCGAAACTGATGATTATCAGACTGAATGGTTTACAGACAAAACAGCCAAATGCCTTAGAACTGGAAAACCTTTTTTATTATTGAGCGGACAACACAGTTTGAAAAATCTCAAACGCCTGGGATTTGTTACATTTGATCAGTGGATTGACGAAAGTTATGATGAATGTGTATTGCCCGGACAACGAATTGATGCTATAATCAATAGCTTGCAAGAATTGTATCTTAATCCGGCAAAGGCTTCAATTATTGCTGAAATGCAACAACACGCCAAACAAAATATCGGCGCTTATCACAACTATGTACAAACTCAAATTCAATTACGAACCTATACCGCGTGTCACAATAGATGGCAAGAGATTTTACGCCACGCCGGACGGCAACAAACTTCCTAGCGTAACCACTATCCTGGACCAAACCAAAAGTGAAGAAAGCCGAGCTGCCTTGCACAATTGGCGGCGTGCAGTAGGCGTAGAACGAGCACAAGCTATCACAACAGAAGCTGCCAATCGTGGTACAAGAATGCATACCTATCTTGAAAAGTACATTCGAGAAGGTGCTATTCCTGCTCGAGGATCAAACCCATTCAGTTGGCCAAGCCATATCATGGCAGAAGAAGTCATCAACAAGGGACTTAAGAATGTAAGTGAATTTTGGGGGATTGAAGTGCCCTTGTATTTTCCGGGTGTGTATGCAGGTACAACAGATGGTGCAGGTATTCATTTAAATAAAGAATCAATCCTAGACTACAAGCAAACCAACAAGCCCAAAAAACGCGAATGGATTGACGATTACTTTGTACAACTTTGCGCCTACGCCGAAGCACACAATGAACTGCATGGCACACGGATCCAAAAAGGCGTAGTTTTGATGTGTGTAAAACCTGACATGGACAAAGACCATAATATTGTGGGAAAACCACAATATCAGGAATTTGTACTAGAAGGTTCAGAATTTGAACGGTATCGTACCATATGGTGGAAAAAGGTCGAACAGTTCTACATGCTAAATATGTGATACCTCAAGGAATCACACTGTGGCAATTGTACAAATCTCAAGAATAACCAACCGCAAAGGTCTCGAAGAAGATCTTCCGCAACCTCTAGCACCTGCTGAACTTGGGTGGGCAGTAGACACACGCCAATTGTATATTGGACCGGGTACATTGGCCGAAGGGTCTCCCGACGAACAGAACAACGTAGAAATTCTAACAGAATATTCAGACATTCTGGCCACACAAACTGCCTACACTTATACAGGACAAACTGCCACAGGATATTCTGTACAAACCGGAACTACGGTAGGATCGCCTGTCAGTCAAAGTTTGCAAAGCAGACTAGACAGTTATTGTGTGGTCACTGATTTTGGTGCTACTGGTGACGGGGTTACAGACGATACCGCAGCTATAAATCGCGCTCTCAATCAATTGTATTGCGTTCAAGCAAATCCACAAATTCGAAGAAGTTTGTTTTTCCCTGCTGGCAGTTATTTGATTACTGACACCATCCTGGTGCCTCCATATGCTATGTTGTACGGTGAAGGCCCACAAAGTAGCATTTTGAATTTCTTTGTAACTGCCTGGACCAACACAGTGGCCTATGCCGCTGGTGTACTAGTAAAGTCTGGTAGTTCTTACTATAGATCAAACTTTGCAGTACCAGCAGGAACTGGTCTCACTGATCAAGTAGGTGGCCAGTACTATTGGGGTAATATATCTACTGGTGCTGCTGACAGTTTACCAAGTTGCATTGTGCGTACAGCAAGTAGCACACAACAAACTGGCGTGAACATTGTGAGCCCAAATGAGCCACAAAATATTTTGGTTACCAACATGAACATGGTCACCAATCAGATCATGGATGGGGTGTTGATTGAACGTGCTCATGATTGTGCATTTACCAATGTTGGATTCCAAGGTCCACTGACTACTAACACATTGACTGTGGCAACTGATGATATTGCGGCTGTTCGATGGGCCAGCACAACTACATTGGTTTGTAGTCACGTGACTTTTGAAAATTGCGTATTCAATGGCTTCACATATGGCACTAATACTGCCCAACAAATTGAAGGTATTACATTTAGCAATTGCGATTTTGATACCTTGTATCAAGGTGTGTATCTAGGTGGTGTAACTCCAGTGAATGGTGGGCCTACTGGTGTACGATTGATAGCCAACGTGTTTGATAACATCTATGTTGAAGGTATTGTAATAGAGGGTGTAAGTCTTAACACCACAACCAACAATGTGTTCTATGATGTAGGCAATCACTTCAATGGTGCCGCGTTAGCTGCTAGTGCAATTATTGATATTGACACTGCTAACAATGTGTGTTTGGGCGACATGTTTGAAAGAACCACAGCACAATCAGCCACTTATGCTAGAATCAAATTAAACAATACTGCCAGTATTGCCATGGAGAATGGCTATCGCTTGTTGCAAGGTTCATATGTCCGCGAGTCAGGTATTACATTTACCTTAGCAGACAATGTGAGTTCGGCCACACAAATATTCTCATTTGATGCCACTGTGGTTAGAGCAGTGCAAATTGACTATACTATAGTTCGTGGCACCGCTGTTAGAACTGGTACGTATACTATTGTGTGTGGTACAGATGCATCGGGCACCAACCTCCAGGGTAGTGATACTGGAGTACAAAACTCAGCACCAGGAGTAACATTCTCTGTTACAGAAAGTACCAGCACTGTGGTTTGGAAATATGTTACAACCAACACTGGCACTGCCGGCACCTTAAACTACTCAGTCACACGACTAGCCTAATGTGGGCCCGCACCTTTGACGCTAGACTGGCCAGTTGGAATCAACTGCGTTCGGCAGTTGCTACCATGCCTGTTGACCAATGTTTAAATGCCATAAATGCCTGGTGGTTTGATACACCATGGCGTGCTTACCATTTGCATTGGGATGATCAACTCACATGGCCCAATCCTTGGCAATTATTAGACGACAATTTGTTCTGTGGACTTGCAAGAGGGCTGGGAATGTTGTATACTATAGCTCTGCTGGATCGACCAGACATACAAGATGCTGAATTAATAGACACGGGTAGCGACAATTTAGTCCTAGTGGAACAAAAGAAATATATACTGAATTGGGACAGAGATCAATTGTTAAATATCAATCTAACGCCGTTTAATCCTCGGCACCAACTCAGTCAAGAACAAATAAAAACACAAATAAAGTAGCGAAAATGAAAAATATTATAGTTGTCAAGCGCAGCGGACAGCGCGAGCCATTAGCATTGGAAAAGTGGCAAACCCAAATTGCCAAGGTATGCTCGGGCATAGCAGATGTAAGTCAGAGCATGATAGAGATACGCACACAGCTACATTTTTACGATGGAATTACCACCAAAGAAATTGATGGCATCACCTTGCGAGCCATTGTGGATCTCATTGATGTAGAGCAAAATCCTGATGTTGGGCATACCAACTATCAGTATGTGGCCGGCAAGCAACGATTATCGATGTTGCGTAAAGATGTATACGGCTCATACGATCCTCCTCACTTGTATGACATTGTGAAAACAAATGTTGCCACCGGCTTGTACACTCCTGAACTGTTGGAGTGGTATAGTGAAGAAGATTGGAACCGCATGCAAGGCATGATTGATCATGCCAAGGATGAACAGTATTCTTATGCTGCCATCGAGCAGTTGATTGAAAAGTATCTTGTTAAAAATCGAAGCACAGGAAAAACATATGAAACTCCCCAAGTTAGATACATGGTGGCCGCGGCTACAGTGTTTCACAAAGAAGAGCCTAACTCAGCTAGAATGCGTTATATCAAAGAATATTATCAAGCCGCCAGTGATGGTTTGTTTACTCTTGCTACACCTGTGCTTGCAGGGCTCGGCACTCCTACTAAACAGTTTAGCAGTTGTGTGCTTATCAGGAGTGACGACGATCTTGATAGTATATTCGCTTCTGGTGAGATGATGGCCAAGTATGCCAGCAAACGTGCCGGCATTGGTTTAGAAATTGGACGACTGCGTCCATTGGGCTCACCCATTCGTGGTGGTGAGATCATGCACACAGGTATGATACCATTTTTAAAGAAGTGGTTTGGAGATTTACGCTCATGTTCACAA